CCGTTGGAATAAAATACATTATTCCAAGTAGTTTGACCTGATATGCTTACTGGTGTAAAACTTGCACCATTGTTTGTACTATACGCAACAACGTTGTTTCCTGTTGATACTGTTCCACAAATAACCCATACTCCATTTCCTGAAAGGTTATTACCGTAAGAAACTCCGAGAACAGTTGAGAAGCCATTATAGCCAATGTTTGTCCAACTGCTTCCATTGGATGATGTACCAACTGTGCCCGTTGCACCAGTACCACCTCCTACTGCAATAAATGTGTTGGTATATGTGTTTGTATAACCAGCATTGTTACCAATAGCTACACTGTTATTTCCAAAAGCTTGATAGCCGGCCAAGTTACCGATTGCTACACTCTTCTGATTTTGAGCATTAATACCCGCTTGATTTCCAATGAATGTATTATAGAAACCATTTGACAGATTTCCTGATTGGTATCCAAGATATACATTACTATCAGTTGGAGAAGCTACATTATAGTTGTTTGATGTAGTCCAAGAATTTGTAAATGAATTCCAAAATGGATAATCAGCAAATGATGAGCCTGTTGGTGTGAAACTACCAGTAGGACCAGTATAACCAGTGTAACCTGTTGAACCAGTATAACCTGTCGAACCTGTAAATCCTGTTGAACCAGTATATCCTGTTGCACCTGTAGGCCCAATTGGACCAGTATATCCTGTAGGACCTGTCCAACCAGTCCAACCTGTAAATCCTGTTGGTCCTGTATATCCTGTTGGACCTGTATATCCTGTTGGACCAGTTATCGGAGCCGTTATAGTAGTTCCTCCGATCGTTATGCTATTAAAATTTCCCGCTGTTAAGTTGGTTAGCCCATTAAACGAAAAACCTGCTACATTATTTGTGAGACCTGCAGACATTTTATTATTATCAAAATAATAAAATTTTTAAAATATTTTTTTTATTTTTTTAAAACACTGGTTTGCCATAAAATGAATTTGTCGTTGGATAAGGATTATTACCACCTCTTCGCATATGATGCGCAGAATGATGTCTCAAACCAACTCCATAATGCGTTTTATGATGTTTCAAATGATGTCTTGGATGCATAGCAGATAGGTGATGTTTTCTACGTCCATAGCCATGTTGTTCAGCAAGTTTAGTTGCTTCAGAAACAAGAGGACTAAACATACCAGATAATGGTGTTATGGCTTTTCCGATCGTGCTGAGGATCTTATGTTTTTTGAGAAAATCTCCAATATCGGAGAAGATGCTTCCTCCAACACGACGACGCCTTCTTCTTCTACCCATGCCAACAACTCCCATAGATGCTAATTGAGTCATTGAAGGTTTTCTCATTGTAACTCTGCGTTTCCTTCTACGACGACCCATTCCTGTCATAATTCCAGGACCATATCCTCTATGAACTCTCCTTCTACGTCCATATCCCTGAGTAGCCGCGAAGTTTCGGGCCGCAGTCGCTACTTTTGCCAAAATAGGATGTGGAGCAACTTTTGCTAAATGATGAAGACCACGTGAAATGACTTTCTTCTCTTGTAGAGTTCTATGAGCCTGTTGTAAATGCGATAATCCAGGAATATGCATTCCCTTCATTGCTTGAACAAGTTGCCCACGAGAAATAGCACCACCTCTTCGTCTTCGTCGTCTGCCCATACCCATTCGAGATACATACACTGGTCGTCTATGAACAGTTCTTCTTCTGCCAACACCTGATCGCGATAAACTATACTTATAAGGATGTGTAGTTCCACGATGACTTGTTTTATGTTTTTTTACAACAGCAAATTGACCAGATTTCAAAATAGCATATTTATGCTTATGAATTGGTCTAAAAGTTGTTGCTACTGTTTTACGAAAATTGAAACCTCCGGTTCTACGCTTTCTACGTCGTCCCACACCATACGCAGGCATTTTTGCTGGACGCATTCCAAATAATGCGTGTTGAGTATAAAGGGGTCCATCAAGGATTCCCCTGCCTCTACGTCGTCTTCCTCCTTCTCCTCCTCTCTTTCGACGGGGTCTTAAAACCATTCTATACATTGAATGAGTTGTCATAATTCTTTATTTAAAGAAAATAAAAATTAATTTTTTTATTTGTTTCAAATAATAAAGAATGTCAAGCATTATTAATAGAACTCAAGTCGTATATTTAAAATTCAACTCTGCTAATGGATCGGTAACAACTGGCTATGTTAGTTGCCCATATCCAGTTAAAGAAATCCTTATTAAAAATATTATCTGTTCCAGCACAGACACTGTTCTCGGACAAAATTTTCCAGACAGTGCTTATGGTCTATTATTCAGTGATTTAGTGAGTAATATGTATCTTGGATCGATCTACTTAAATAGTCAGTATCAATCGCAACTTATTCACAATGTCAGATATTGCTATAAAACTCCACAGCGAATTGGAGGTAATTATACATTCACATTAGGAGATGTTGTTCAGCCAAGTTATCCAAGTGCAAATAACCCTATATCAGTATGGAGTAACTATGGAGGTGGGGCTGCAAATGATACATTTAATGTTGCCGTTGTTTTTGAATTCATTTCAGAAGAAAGCACGGCACCAGAAATTATAGGAGGAGTTTAATTACAAGGTATGTCTATACCACAAATATTGATCTTTTTTATTTTAGACCATACTTCAGCATCAAATCTCTTTATAACTTCTTTCATTTTTTGAAATTTTTGAATACGAAGATAGATAGAATTATATTGTTTTAGTATAGGATTCCAATTGAAAGTTTCACAATTTTTATCATTGACCCAACAGTATATAATTGGTTTTCTTGGCAGTGGTATTCCATATTCATCATAGAGTAACTTATCAGGTATTTGTTCATGTTCATTATCGATGAAATGACATATTGGAACTAATTTATTATCAACAGCATTTACCTCAAAACTTATATCACTATCTAAAATACCAATAGAAAATAATGCATCATAAATCATTTATTGTAAAACAATATTTTTTTTTTTATTTTTTTTTCTCTCGTTAAAATAAAAAATGGTTGATATTTTACAAATTAGAAAGTATGATGCTGTAATGGAGGAACTTGACCCATCTCTTTTAGATGAAGACGAAGAGATCGATGAAGATCACGACGAATTAGAAGTGATCGATGAAAATGAAGAATTGATTGAAGAAGAGAGAGGTTTCAATTGTTTGTGGGATGAAGTTGATGAAGCAGGAAATGAGGTTCCTTGTTTATTAAATGCTCTTCCGAATGCTGATGGAACTATGTCTGATTATTGCCCAAAACATACTGAAGAACATAAATCATGGTTAGAAATACTTGAGTTATATATCAATGATATTTTGAAACTATGTGAGCCAGTATTGATCAAGAAAATGAACAAAGAGCAATCTGGTTGGAAAAAACAAGTGGAAGAACAACTTGGTATGACTCGTTATTTGATTTCAAAATTTGTTAATGAAAAATACAAAGAAGGAATGTTAGCAAAAGAAATAGCAATAATGTTAGATAATTTAGACGACGAATAATTTTTTAAAAATTTTTTTTTATTATATTCCTTCATATAATAAAAATATGACTACTGTTGAAAAAGTATCTCCGGAAATTGATTACACTCATAAGGTGGGCAATCATTCAAGTCCATTATACCTGAAGTTAAATCCTATTAACAATGTGCAATCATTTACAAGTTCATTGACATCTGTGTATGGGCCAATAGAGATTTTGGTGCCCGCCAAAGTCTTGTCATTGAAAAAAAGTAAATTGAGTTGGGATGTGCAAATACCTGCTCAAACTACTGCAAATTCTACATATGTTTTTGGACAAGCAAATGCTTTGTGTCAAATTGATAGGATCGTTATCACGTCCCAGAATACCAATAATATTCTATTAGATTTGCCCAATCTGAATAGGTACGCGAGCATGTTGAGTCCTGCAGCCACAACTTTTACAGAGTTACAAAATAAAGCAAGTCCTGGATATGGAACTACTATTGCAGGAACTGTTGGAGCGGCACCAGCTAACTACGCCGCATCTCTTATTCCTCCACAGTTTTCTACAACAGCCGCAATAGGACAACAAATTCCATTAGAAGATGTTAGTAGGAATTTTGGAATTGCCAATGTAGATGGATGGAATAACGACACTAATACACCTTTTAATGGCATAAGAAAACTATATTCCGGATCTTGTAATGGTGCGGCCAACTATTGGTCTTTTGAATTCGACTTAGGTTCATTACAAGCAACGATATGTGATTTGGACCAACTCTTATATTTTTCAGGGGAACAACTTTTGATTTCTATCTATTTCGCGGCAGCAAACAGATGGTGTTTTGTTTCAAATTCTCAATCAAATCCTGCTGGACTTGCAACTAATGCGGCCAATAATGCATTAGGGGCTGCGAATGCGGCACCAATTTATAACAACATAAATATGTATTTATATACTGAGCAGAATTTGAGTGTTTCTACTGGTATCGTTGAAAAAGTAATGAGAGGTGGTGGATTAAGCATACCATTTCCTTATCCGTTTATTCAACGACAAGCAGTATCATCTGGTGCATTCAGTATTACCCAACAACTTACGAGGGGATTCGGCTCCAAATTGTTATGTGCTCTTACAAGTATATTCAATAGCAATGAAGTTAATAATTGTGCCCAAGATCATTCATTATATAGTTTAATTACTACTAACTTGGGTGGAGGGCAATATACACTACTTACATACAACACATTGCTCGATAATATTCCAATCTTGACGAACAACAACATTCAAGCATTTAATAGTGCAGCCGGACAACAATCAGCAGAACATTGGACTTATAATAAATCACATCTAAAAGAGAGTGCTATTGTAAGTTTGCCACAATACAATGTTGAATTTGTACATATTGATAATTTTTGTACAGACCCATTGTCGAGTATCGACTGGTCTTGTACTGATGGGCTCGATTTGGACGCAATGCATCAATTTAGTTTTGTAGCATATGCTACTGCATCTCAAACCGTATCAAACAACGTTTATATTGCTTTCATTTGTCAAAAGACTTTGAACCTTCTCCCTACCGGAGTTCAAGTTTCTTAAATAAATGAGATTGTATATTTTAATTTCAAACAGAAATTAAAATCATTACCAAAGAATATTACGCGATAAGTTGTTTGGTGAATACTTGTTGCTCTTCCAATTACCTCTCATGTTTTCAGTGCGTCGTAAATAATTATCTCTCCTGAACAAATCACGATGTTTTGTAAAATCCTCATAACCCATTTGACCAAAATAAACCCACTTCTGTGTATGTGGATTAAGAACCATATATTTCTTTTCCGGCCGATCAGATAATTTTATCATAACATCTTGCCCCAAATATTTCTTTGCTTTTTCATACACAACTTTTGGATTTGAAAATTGTTCAATACCACGCCCTGATCTAAAGGGTGGTAAATTCTTTTTTCCCTTGATTTTTTGCTTCAGCATTATTTGTTTCACAAAATTATATAACTCTTTGTCTATTGCGATAGGCATTTATTATAGGTAATTTTTAAATTTTTCGATTTCATATTCACCCATGTCACTTTTGTCGGCCCCACAGGCATTTTTGAATGGTTTGTTTTTATAGCGATCTATTATGAACTTGCAGGCAAAGAATCCACAGTTTTCAGTATGATCATCCTGCTGTTTAATCATATTGATTTTCAACTTCATATACGTATTTGGATTGATTTTATCTACAAGCAACTTTATATCGCGTAAGAACTCTTTACTTGGTGATGATACAAGACTATCGTAATAGTCGATCTCTGAATTTGGCACATCGATAAATACTGCCCTCCAATGCTGGCCTGATGTTTTACTTGATGTTGAATTAATAATAAAACCGAATTCTCGCGTCTTTGGAGTAACATAGGGCAATAACTTAGGTATTTCATCGGACATTATCACAGGTACAAATCGTTTCGCTTTATGTTCCATAATTTTATGGATCTCTGTATCGTAAAGACCTTTTTTCCAATTAGAATATTTACCTGCACCTGAAATATCAGATAAATTATCTGTTGCTTCGGTACCTTCTGCTTCCGTAGCCATTTCAGAATTTGTTCTTGCTTCATTTGTATTAGAGGGTAATTCTTCTACTTTTAAAATATTTGATTTTAATATATCTTCCTTTTCAATTTCTGGTACATGTTCTAATAGTATTCTTGCATTCATAGCATCTTCATATTCTAAAATATCTTGTACTTCTGCTTTTATTTTATTTAGTTTTTCATCTCTTTCAACTTCTCTTTTTACAGCATTTGTAAGCGCATTATCTCTTAAACCTTCTTTTCTGAATTGTTCCCGAAATTTATCACGAAGTTCATCTCTTCTATCATAATAACCAAGTTCATCTAACATATCTTTAGCATCTTCATTAAAAATATTAGTTTCTCCTTTTATCACTTTATATGCTCGTTTTTGTTTTTTATTTAATCCTTTCAAAAATTGTTTTTCTTCATCAAGTAATTTTAATGCTTCTTTTCCTTCCTTAGTTGGTTCTATTGGAGGTAATATAGATCTTGCTATTTTTGTTATTCGCTCATTTTTTGCTTTTTGAGCATTTGGTGGTTCTGGAACTTCTTCTCCCTCTTTTTCCTCTCTTTTATACCCTTCTTGTTTTGACTCTTCTGGAGCAACTTTTTTTTCTTTTGTTTTTCGAAATCTTTCTTTATACAAATTGGAAATAATTTCATCTCTCATATCATGTGGGTAAGTTTGAAACATAGGGATGAATTCATCAATATTTTGAACTAAATCATGTAAAACTTTACTTAAGTTTGTTTTCCGTAACAATGCTGTTGCTCTATCCTTAGTCAATTGTTTGGCCTCTTCTAAAACTTGATTATAATCTGGATATAGCTGTTGTAACTTTGTAAAATATTCCCTTCTTTCGGTTGTTGTCATAGCGGAGTAATTTTTTTTTCGTGGTGCTTTTAATGATTCTTTTAATACTCTTATACCCTTATTTACAAGGGTTTTATAATTTTCTTCATATGATTCTTGAGTTTCTTTATCTAATGTATTTGGTATATTTTGAACCGCAACATCTGCATTTGGTATTGGTGTTGCCATTGGTATTTGTACAGCATTTAAAGTAGGTCGCGGAGTATAGTTGGGCAATGTGTGTGGCTCGTAAATACCGGGTAGTTTTTCTTTTCCAATCAAACTCTTTTGAGTATTTGCAAAACCAAATTTTGATCCTATCATTCCTGCCATGAATGGTTTTTGGAAATAAACACGACCTGATTTACTGAACGTTCTTTTACGTCGTCTGATCGGAACATAGTATCGTGGATGTGTCAATACAACATTGACGACTTGTTTCTGTAATTGTTTTTGAGACAATGCTTTTTCAGTTTTAGGTATTTGAATATAGACTTTTTTACCGTCTTTCATAATGTAAAATTTCCCTGTTTTTGTAACATAGACTCTTGGCGGTCTTTTCTTGACTTTTAAAATTTTAGGTTTTTTGTCGGATTGATCCATTGTATTTATATGTAGAAAATAAAAAAAATATCTTTTTTAGATATTTTTTCACAGAGAAAAAAAATGAGATTATAAAATTTTCTCAAGATTTTGGAGCCTCATATGTTCCATATGTAATTCATCGGTTTTATTCTTTTTGTAGAAAATAAGGCTTAGAACAAGTTCGAGACCATGCAAGTTGATTATATTCCCGTATCGATCATAAATCGCAAAGTCCCAACAGTTATTCTGAGGGTTAGTGAATTCCTTGCTATTTACGTCGTAATTTAGATTTTCCCAAAACACGAATGATGTGCTTGGATATTGTCCAGCGATCAAGATTTCTTGAAGATAACTGTTGTATGATGTATTACAAGCATTCGATACAAGAAATAGCCGATTGATGTAGGATATTGAAATGCTATTGACACTTGTCAGAACACCTGATGTAGATGTATATGTAGTATTTGATGCAAAACCCATCTGTTGATACATTGCTGTACCGAAGATGAAATAAAATACAGTTGATGTATTACTCGATGTAAAAGTGAATAAATTATTATTTACTGTTACAGCGCTATTGGGATAAGTAACAGTATATGTATATCCGTTCTGCGAGTTTGATGTAAGCAGAGTTGCTATTGCTGACGCAAGTGTAAGACAATTATACATACCAGGTGTAACAGTAATCGTTTTTAGAGTACCACCGGCACCTTCTTTGAACTGAAATGTATTTACACCAGTTTCTACGTCATACCAACTACGTGGAATACTTATTTGATTTAATGCGACACGATCGTAATCTTGGACAAAAGATGGTAAATTCAGGTTGATTGTGAAGTTAGAACTTGTACCTGTTATTCTTTGGCTTGAATCGACCACAGAGATATATACCTCATTTTTATGAAAAAGACTCATTTATTAAATTGAATTTTTTTATTTTATTGAAAAAAAAAAATTTTCTTTGTTTATCAATAAAATACTATGTCTGCAGAGCAACCAAAAGTAAGACTCACTCGAACTGGCAAACCTGATGGTCGTAGCATTAGTTCGAGAAAGAATGTCTCAAAAGCCCGTGAAGCTGTGAAACAAGCCTTAAAAAAAACTTTTCATCCTGATGAGGATGTCACCTCAGATGAAGAATCTGACACTGATGATGAATGCTATGAAACAGTTCCTATTCAACCAAGACCAAAACAACCTGTTCAAGTTGCTCAACCTGAGCCAGAATATTCAGAAGAAATTGTTGAACGTGATTTACGTAAAAGCAAAAAAAAGCATGATAACAATTGGGAAATCAAACTACAAGAAGAGTTACGAAAACAAGAAGAGTCCTGGAATGATAGAATGAAAAAAGCTGAAGATCTTTATCAAAAACAAATTAGGGAAACTGAAGAAAAATATATACAAGCAAAAGTTGGAACGATAAATAACCTACGTCGATCTATGATGCTTAAATTTTAATTTCTCAATTTATATTATTTAGCATAATATAAATGAAAACTACACGTCTTAATAATGTTCGTATTAAACCGATTATCACTGAAAGCCATCCTGTCGAGAAGATAGGAGGCTACAAACTATTCCCAGAACCGTACTGTAACGTCGGTATCGTGGCAAAAAAAAAATCGGGCAAGACATCAGTCCTCTACAATTGTTTAGAAAAATGTGCAAATAAAACAACTCATGTTTGGTTATTTTCTTCGACAATTCATAGAGATGCAACCTACAAATCAATCTTGGATATGCTCGAAAAGAAGCATTGCCAGGTCTCTACCTTCACGCATTTCATCGAAGATGGTGGAAATATTTTAGAGGAAATAATCAATGAATTAAAAGCTGTGAATGGAGAAGGTAGTGAAGAAGCACCAGAACCACAAGGAGCAGGAGTGTATGATAGACTACAAACGACGCAACAATGCAAAGTCAAATTTGGTGGAGAAAAATCTGAAGAGCAATTAGAAAAAGAGGCCGAGAGAAAATACATCAAAGAAGAAAAAGCAAAAAAAAAGAAAACTTTATATCCTGAACACATATTCTGTTTTGATGATCTGGGTGCAGATATGAGAAATAAGGCATTATCACAACTACTCAAAACAAATAGGCATTTCAAATCCAAAGTATTTCTTTTGGGTCACAGTTTGACAGATCTTGAACCATCGGCACGAAAACAGTTGGATTATGCATTGATCTTCAAATCGTTCTCCGAAGAGAAATTGAAGGATTTGTATAAAGACCTGGATCTATCCATCGATTTTGAAAATTTTGTAAAAGCGTACCATTATGCTACACTACAGCCTTATTCCTTCCTTTACATCTCTACGAAGACAGATGAGCTACGTAAAAATTTCAATGAGAAAATAAGTTTTGATTCATAGATTATATATCATGTAAGGTATGAAGGGTCATTCCCACAATTTCTCTCGGGGAATTATCAATTTCCTGATTTTCAAAAATGTGGGAATGACCCTTCATACCTTACATCATTAGATTATATATTTATCACCAACTAATATAATTCCTTTTGTTTTGAAATTATATTACAATAAACCTATTTCTCAAAGAAAACGACGCGTGTGTAACTCATCATCACTCGTCTCTACAGACACTATTTTTTTCCTACAAAAAAATATAATACCTTTACTTAGTCTTTTACTATCACAGCATTCTTTCAACATCCTACCAAATACAGTGTTAGTCATAGTATTTTCATAGTTATCTTCTTTGAATTTTTGAAACATATCAGAAGCACCTATTTTATTATCTTGATCTTTCTCATAATTTTGATTAAACCATAGTTTCACTGGATTCTGACTCTCAAAAAATTCACTTGTGTATTCTTTGACTTTCTTTGATTCATAAAACACACCCTTATTTTCTAACCAGGTATCTAACAAGATGTAAAAGAACGCATCACGATAACTATCAGTTGAAACAAGATCTTTCAATGTTTCATCACGATATCGTTCATTATGACCTAAAGGTTGTCCATCATTCTTTACAAACTTGAATGGTAGTTCAACGACCTTCATACGTCTCTTGATAGCATCATCATTTGTAGATAAATCAATTAGATCATTCAATTGCATCATTAACACAAACTTAGCAGTAAATGTAAAAGCATCTTTATGAAGAAATCTTGTGGTGATAGGATCACGACCTGTCCATTTTTTGATGATAGGAACTTTGAGAGTAGTATTTCTACCATTCTTATTATCTTCAGGTTCAGTAGCCATAACTAATCGTGCGAACCGACAAGATGCTAATTCACTATTTGCTCGACCATTATCCTTTTCATATTCTGTTAATTGAGTGCTATTTATAGAATAATAGTAATTACCGTAAGTTTTCTTTGTTACTGTATCTAACAATCCTTTACCATTTCCACCAGTTCCTGTGAGTTGAGCAAAAATCTCGTTTTTGTTTTCTCCCCACAATGATAAAGATAATAGCGTCAAGATACTTTTTATCTGTTCTGGATCATCAGATAATGACTTAATTATTTTCATCATTTTATCGATAAAAATATTATCTCTGTTAGGATATGGATAACCACAAGTCGTCATAATATAATCTTCCTTGACTATATCACGTACTCTACCGTTGTTATTCAAATCAACAACCTTACCATCACTGAAAGCAAATAGATTTGGTTTTGAATCAAAAGAATCAACGAATGTATTTGGCTTAGTAAGAATTGATTGTAGTTGATCTATGATACCTTTAACAAATGAAGAATTACCAACTTGACATTGTATTTTTGCAGTTTTCTTGACTTTCTCCTGAAATGCTTTTTCTTCATCTCTTGTTTTGGTTTCTGTTTTGAATAACTCGCATCCATAATCTTTTATGACTCTGGAGAAAAATGTGCTGATTGGATAAACAAGAGAAGTCTTATCATTATTCCAAGTCCAAGTTTTTAGTTTGGTATCAAAGATAATCCAGCCATAAGCAGATGTATAAAATATTTCACCTTCACTATATTCCGCATATAGCCCCGCGAGATTGTTATGAGTGCAGTCATTAACTATTTTCTCAGCGAGGCCTGATTCGTTTTTTCGTAAAAAACTAACACGTGGATACAGTTCATCATATTTTTCTGGATTTTGTTCTTTGGCCATTTTTTTAAGAGTTGGGATAACAGCATAATCTTTCACCTTACGACCATTCCAATCCTTATAACATTCATCTTCATCAAAATCAGCAAAATCTTTCTTAGACCATTCAGTATATATTTCTAATCCTTCATCAGAACCTGATGTAGCATCATAAATACATTGAGCAACTGTAGTCCAGTCTTTACGAGAACAATTACTGCTTATCAAATTTAATAGTTGAGTCATTTCATTATAATCAACATTTTCATTTTCGATTAAAATAATTTTTGGTTTTTCACAATTTTGAACATAATCCTTTTGTTTTTTTTCCGGAACTTCATATGGAAATCTTTTTTCACAGTCTTCATATCCTCTTGGAAATTGAAATAAGAACCATCGATCATCTAAATTTGAACAAGAATAATGTTTTTTCAAATGTCGATTTTGTCCATGCTTTGTATTACCCAACATTCTGATAGATCTATTTTTAGTATAAATGCTTGTATCAATCATAAAATCAGTGTTCTTCAAAAACTCACTAAATTTGTCTCCAAACATCTTTAGTTGAGGCATTGTAAATTTCACAAAGTTATTAATCGCAATATGAACACTAAATTTTTTATCGGTACATGCAGTTTTGATAGAATGTTTTGAATTACTATGGGTAGAATATGCTGGATAATATTTTTTGATAAAACAATGTCTAAGTTCTAAAAACTTTGAAATCATGTAATCTTCACCTTTTTCTTTATAGAGATTGAACATTCGTATTTGTGGCTTATCAGGCTTACTATCAGCATCTAAATCATAACATTCTTTTACATCACACCCATCTTTCAGGATTTCCATCCATTTCCTATTTTCAGGTAATTCGTTTTTTGTTAGTTCAGTAAATTCTTCAAATGAATCATATCCCATAAATTTGAAATAAGTATTTTCATATCCATCTTTCTTGAACGAATAAGAAACATGAAAATTCTTTCCTTTGGGAATGCGATCTAACTTTGAAAAATAATACGTAGCTAAATTGCTATTTAAAGATAAGGGAGTAATAATTATGTCGGTGCTCATTCTTGTTATTTATTATAGATAATATATTCTTTTAAATAACAATTTTTTAAAATCATTTTTTTTTAAAAAATAATTGTTATTTAAAGAATAAAAGATTATATATAAAATGGATCTAACCTCACTTACAAAGGAACAATTAAAAGAATTACGTTTGAACGACTTTCCAACCTACAACCGGATCGTAGCAAAAAAATGCTATGATACGAACGAAGATTACAAAGAGAAGAAGAAAGCCAAAATGAGAGAATATTATTACAAGAACAAAGAAGCAATGAATGCTAAATACAAAGAATATCGTAGAGACTACTACAAGATATATAGAGAAGAGAAACGTTTAGAAAAGGAGAGACTTACTTCTTTACATACTCAAGTGCCTGTGTAACGCTATGTCCCATATCATGTGCCGTTTTTTCCATTTCTTTTATAGCAGGAATATCTTTATATTTTTCGGTTAAAAATATATGACGGAGAAGACTTGTAGATAACGGTCGATTGAAATAATCGTATAACATACTATTCAATTGAGTTGCATTAATTTTTTTGTCCATATTACTATTGACTAATAAATAATCATTCTTATTTATTAGTTTCCATCGGTTGATGATATTCTTCAACGCTGTAGGAATCTCAACAGTTTCACGGCCATACTTCTTTGCTGTTTTATACGTGTTAAAGACAAAGTATGCTTTTCTCCCTTTTGTCTCCATATAGTTATCTTTATTTACATCTTCATTGCGTAGTTTGAACATTACATAATCGGTAGATCGGCGCGGAGGTATCAATAGCAAACAAGATAAGAGAACAAAAATCTGAACACGTTTGAATTGCTGTTTCGTCAAATTTGTTTGAGTTTTAAAATAAGAAACTTCTCGTTCGAGATTTTTATAGTTAGCAATTATTTCGTCCCAGTTCATCCAACCATCTTCTTGTTTCTGAGTTTTCTCTTGGGCTTTCAATTCTTGAGAATATGCTTCACCATCTTTCATCATTTGTTTTCTGAATACATCAATTGAATGAGGAGCACCATCTACCATAGATTTTCCACCATCGAGAAAAACGATCAACGCACTAAGACGGGTTTTTCTGAGTTTTGGATCGAGATCTTTAAAATGTTCAACAATATCATTGGTATGATGAACAACTTTTTCAGGTGTGGATAAATCTGTGTTTATCTGTTTAGACAAATTACGTATAATCGAAACATAAGTTTTTGCTGAACTCACAGCCAAGTGAGGTCTATTCTTTTGTATAACTTTAATCATTTTATATATAATACGATATTTTAAAATTCTTAAAAAAAAAATATATAAGTTTTATATAAAATGAATGATAATCGTAGAGAATTGATAATTGATCTCTATTCACTTGGTATGAAGGAATACGAAACAGATACCGGTGAATATAAAGTTTATTTTACGGATTACGATAGTTTGACACAAACATTTTGTTTTAGAAGAGTGATCAGAGACTTAGGCTATAGAATAACGACGACTGAACGAATAGTCGATCAAGATGATGATGTTTTAGAAAGACATTTCATAACAAACATTACTGTGCAAGAAGCGAATGAAATGGGTCGTGTATATGACGAGTATTTATGGGGAACAGAGGTTGTATTCTATAATGATGACAGTAGTGATAACCCAGCACCTGAGCAGAATGAGCCACAGAATGATGATAGTGATAATTCTCAGAATTAAGATTCTGTATATCCTAACTGGGTACATATCCATGTTTTAATTGCTGGAATATTTATGTTATCGCTAAAATCAGTTCCTGAAAGAATAAGTGTTTGTGTTGAAACAGTTGATGGATTAGGAATAGCATCAACATCGATACTCGTTACACTTATTGAACAAGATGTATCAGAGATGTTAAAAAAGATAGTTCCAATTTGTAGTTTCTCTATAGTGAGAACAGTAGATGCAGGTACGATATTAATGACTGACATGTTTATTTCTTAACTTTTAAAAAAAATTGATTTTTTTAAAAAATGATCTAAAGAGATATAGATTATATATAAAAACCAAAATGATATCAACTGTTCAAGAAAAGCAAAAAGTCGTCTTTGAAAAGTTATACCCAGATGCAGGTCGTCTCGATACATGTATCAAGGATTTTGAATCTCTTGCGAAAATGACATTGGAAGAGATGGAAAAGATTCCTAAGTCATTACGAGGAAACTTATTAAACAAACATTTCTTCTTTCATTATGCATTAGATATCAAAACCTACAAACAATCATTCACATATTTTGAATTGATCAACAAATTCTTATATACAACTTATTCAAATGATGATGAAAAGATGAATGCAATTGTACCGAGTGTTCTATCAACCAGAGTATCATACGATAAACTATTACATCATTACGAACGACAGTTTAATGAGTATAATGAAAAGGTTGCTAAAGGATCAAGATGCGAAGAACTGACTCCGGAAAAAGCAGTATTACATTTTGTTAGATTCTGGGGCAAGTCTTGTGTTGCATTATTCAAACCATACATTGCAAAGATGATATATTTGAAGAACGATTCTAAAAGCATTATTGATCCATTTGCAGGATGGGGTGGTCGAATGATGGGAGCAATGGCAATTGAGGGAGTCAGATATACAGGATTTGATACTAACATTGATTTGAAAAAACCGTATGCAGAGATGATTACACGAATGAAATGGAAAGACAGAGTAAAGATCTTATTCAAAGATAGTTCAACTGTAGATTTTTCTAAGTATGAATATGATACTATATTTACAAGTCCTCCATACAGATTAGAGTTCTATGCTCATGAAGATAGAAAAGAAAACAAGAATGTATGGTATGAACAAGTTATTCTGAAAACATTTACTAATGCTTGGAACAATTTACCGGTAGGAGGTAAAATGATTATTAACGTGAATAAGGAACTATACAATAAACTCGTAAAAACATTCGGAGAAGCATTTGAACAGATAGATATCCAGAACTCACATGCGAGAAGAAATGCATTTCAAAAAGCCAAAAATCCATCAGTTGAATATGCATATGTTTGGGTAAAGAATCCGGCTCAAATAGAAATAGTGTTTGATGATGAAGAAGTTGAAGAAGAGATCGATCTTGAAAACTTCGAATGCTTCCAAGATGAATAAACATAAAGTAAAATTTTCAATTTCTAATATAAACCTTATATTAGAAAATATATAAACCTAATATCACAGAAAATAGATACATATATACACCAATAAACCTAATTATACATGGATTTAAGGCCAATTTCGCATATAAAATTAATTTTATATGTATTTTTTGTATTAAACTCATTGATAAATTGGTTTAAGATTGAGTTTATAACTAATTCTATGTTAGAATTGGTTTATATATTCTTGTTTATTTGATTTATATCCAAAATTGAGTAAATTAGTTTGTGTATTTATTTTTTGTTTTCTTCTTCACGCATTTTCGATTCAATTGCCCAAAGTTTTTTTTGATGGGCAATGTAGGCTTCATTAAAATAAAATTTTTCTTCATCATTGAGAACTTCATTTTGCATACGTTTTCTCATATCACTTAAAAACATTCCCTTCACCTCTTCGATGAGTTTGTTGATTCTAATAAAATCGATTGACATTTTATTAGATAAAAAGATTTCTTTAAATATTTGAATAATACAGATGACCACCGAATTTTGGTTTTGACTCTTGAGACCTTAATACATCATTATGAAAATGATTAGAATATATCTCACCAAATTGTCTTCTCTGTTCTGCTTGTTTCAAAGCATTGACATTGGTAATAGCCTGTATTTCTGGGTAATATGTAGCCCAGTGAGATCCACCATAATGTTGCTTCTTTGATAGGCCATGTTCAGATAAATAAATTGCACGTTCTTGAGCAAGTGCTTTTTTATAACTTAAAGGATATTTTGAGTATTTCTTTCCCTTTGTATCCTCTAAAACGAAACCATGTTTCAACTTCTTAATATGACGAGGCATTCTTTTAATACTATGGAGAATTAAAAAAACAAAAAATAAAAAATGAGCTTCGAATACAAAAAATATAAAAAAAAAATGCATAGAAAATAACACCACCTTTCAAGTAAAAAAAAACAAAAAATAAATGCGACAAACAGGGGAACAGCTACTGGACTTTTTGGCATTTAATCTTAAGTTAGGTAAGGCTTAAGTCAAACGGGCGATGGATTGCCTGAATGTGTGAATGGGTGTGTTCCCACATTCTAATTATATATAGAGAAAAATATTTTTTTTCGTTTTTTTTTAATAAGTTGGCACAAGTAACACACAAGACCAGTTACCAACTGCAAAACTTGGAGTTGTTACAAGGTATGGAAAAATATACCAACCTCCAATAAGTTGCATGCTTTCTGACCAAGATACTTGATCTAATAGATAAGTAGAACTAGTTGTAAAATCGATTACTTCTGTTAAAACTCCATTATTGTTAAGGCCGATAACTATACGAGTTCCTGCAGATGTTGCAAGACTTTGACCGAAACTTAAACTCACATTGTATATGCCTGTTTGCGGGACGACCATATACCCTATACTTCCATTTGATAAACTTGAAGAACCACAATTTAAAACATGATAGCAATTTGTGCTTAATTTACCGTTATATAAACCGTTTGAATATGCACTATCGAAAGTAGCCTGTGGTGATGTATTACAAGTCCAGGCTGAAGTTGAAATACCGTTTATTGTATTTCCAAATGTATATCCTTGCAATCTAACCGTGAAAGATGTACAGGGATTCCTAATAACTTCTAAACCAGTTGGATAATAAACAAGAGCATTATTTGCGCTTGGACTGAAAGGTACTGAAGGTGTTGATGTACTCTGAACTTGTCTTACTGGGTTTATAACACAAGATGATCCATTTAATGGAACTGTTGCAGAACCTGATGCACTAATACATATAGAATTTGCAGGTTGATTTGTTTGCCCAGCTAAATATCCTATCGCAATAGCATTAGCTCCCTGACCTGCTTGAGCGCTTTGATAACCTATATTAACAGAATATACACCACAATTATTATTTCCAGCATAAGCTCCAATTGATATAGCACCTGTTGCTTGGTTAGTTTGGCCAGCAAACAAGCCGATAGCGACAGAATTTAATTGTTGATTGTAGTATCCTGCATTAGAACCGACGGCTACCGCTGAAGTTTGTTGTCCAGTATAACCTGAGTTTATTCCAACAGCAACTGCTGATTGATTTTGATTGGCATATCCTGAATACTGACCTATTGCTACAGCTGACGTAACTTGATTTGTATATCCGGCTTGATATCCAATCGCTACTGTATATTGTGATTGATTTTGATAACCTGCTTGATGTCCTATAGCTATACTGTATTGATTAGCATACACAGCATTCAAGAATACACTATCTCCGTATCCAAGAGTTGAATTTGTGATAACACTCCAATCTTGTCCATTGCTGGAAGTGAGTATAAAATTACTTGATGAAGATAATGTGACCGGCGTACCAACTGCCCAGAATAGACCAGTATTGGTATCATAGATCATTGAATTGATTTGTTTGAATGCCGTAAGATTTGTTGTATTTGCATTTGTATAAGATAAGCCATTATTCGTTGAATAAGCTATGACATAGCCCGTACCAATGTAAGACAAAGCAGATAAACCTCCTATAACGATAGTGTTTATACTTGGGCTATATGCTATACACAAACCAACTGACAATTGACTTGCTGTCACAGTGGAGTTTTTGAAACTTGCTGATCCATTTGGTTTATAAAGAGCAGTTAAAGTTGATGATACTTTTACGTTTTGTCCTACAGCAATTAGGGTTTGTAGCTGAGGAATATACAAAAGATTGTAGATTGCATAGACTGTAGCTTTTGAGATTAATCCTGTAAGTGAAACCGATGTTATTGACGATGTAGAATACAATGAGTAACTACTATTCCCTACTGATCCTACATAATATGTTGAATCTCCAGGATTATATGTGTAACATTGAAAGATATCTCCAAGCGCTCCCAAACTCGTCCAACTCGAGCCATTTGTTGAATAATATGTATTGGAATTTCCAGATACCCAATACCCGTTGGAATAAAATACATTATTCCAAGTAGTTTGACCTGATATGCTTACTGGTGTAAAACTTGCACCATTGTTTGTACTATACGCAACAACGTTGTTTCCTGTTGATACTGTTCCACAAATAACCC